ACTGTAAACGATTTTATGAATTTAGGATACATAATACCTTTATGGGTAGATTTAAAAATAGACCATAGACCTTCTACTGGATTTAATTGGTATAACAAACACGCTTATGACGACACAATAGAAGCGATTACTTCTCACGATCCAAAATCTATAGGTTCTCTGCCAATTCAAGAAAACAGTTATTTTACTGCATTAAAATTTGGTAATCCTTGGGATATTATTACACCACCAGGTTGGTCTGTAATTATTACACAACCTTGGTATTACAGAAACTTAGAGATAGAAATATTACCTAGCATTATAGAAACTGATAGCTACCACCAAATGAATATACCTTTCCTCTACCATGGCGTAGGAGAAAAGACATTTAGACAAGGTATGCCTCTAATACAGGTAATACCAATAAAACGAGAGGAATTAGAAAATTATAAAGTATCAACTAGAGATAAAGAAGATCAAATCTATTACACTAAGAGCAGGGCTGCTGAAAGAACTAAGTTTCATGGTTGGTACAGGTGGCTAACTAAAATGAACAAAAAGAAGTGGAGAGAGCAAGGAATATTATGAAAAAATGTCCAATACCTGATGTAGGCAAAATATGGTCTAAGCCTATGAAAGAAATAAGAAAGTCTGCACCTAAAGTAATTTTTACTGTTGCAAAACCAATAAGCTCACAAGGACAGGAAAGCCCTAATAGTTTGGCTGATGTTGGATTTAGAACGCCAAGTAAATTTTTAAAAGCACCTAATGGTTGTGTATCTACTTTGTATTTAAGAGAAAGATTGTATGAAGTAAAGTTTCCCTGGAGTTATGTAAAAATAGAACTTAAGAAAAAATCTTTTACTGACGAAATTGATAGATATGGTGGATTTGGAGCACATGCTCACTACACAGGAGCTGTAAAACATCAAGGTCCATTTACAGATTTTATATTAGAAGAAAAAGACGCTTGGGCAAGTCCAGAAATTCCAGTAATGCAAATAGCTTTACCTTTTATGTTGTTGACTGATGATCCAGAAGTTTGGGTAGATGTAGTTCCTAGTGATAGGAACCCTAATTATAAATTACCTATTGCAACTGTTGGTGGATTTATGCCAATCTATGGTTGGACAAGAGGTTTGTCTTGGGCATTTGAGTGGATAGATACAAGTGTCGAAGAGATAACACTTAATCACGATTTAACAATGTTTAATCTTTTATTTTCTAAACCTGTAAAGCTTGAATATCAAGAATGGAATGAAGACTTCCAAAAACAATGGAACCAAATTGCTAATGTTTCTAAAAATAGAAGAGCTACAAATGAACTGTACCCTACTGCCATAGAGAGAAGACCAAAGAAAGTGATAAGGAACAAATGGTTTTCAAAGTAAAAAAACCTGATATTGAGTTTATAACTCCACATAAAACATTATTGGAGACAGCTCCACCTGTTCCAGGTGCTCAAATGATTCCTGATTGGTTTAGTAAAATGAATAAAGACATACCAGACCTTGAAGGTCCTTTTCCAAAAGTAGGAGATTGGATAGAAGAGTTTACAGGACACACTATTAAAAAATGTCCTGCTGTTGTAGATTACTTTACTCAAGGTTATGTAATACCTTTATGGTCTGACATACTAATACAAAAAATTGAAGATAGAATACATTGGGAAAATAATAAATTAGACATTGGGGTTATTGAGTTTCATAATTTTCAACAAGCTCCTACATATCATTACAAAGAAGGAGACTATAGACACCCACTAAAATTTATTAGTCCTTGGTGGTTTAAGACACCTCCTGGTTATTCAACATTATTTTTACAACCACAGTTACACCCACAAGATAACTACACACTGTTTCCTGGAATTGTAGAAACTGATAGTTTTCATCAAATCAACTTTCCTGCTGTATGGCACACAGAAGGAGATACTATACTTAAAAGAGGGATACCTTTTCTGCATGTCATACCTTTTAAAAGGGAAAAAATTAAGAATGTAAATAGATTTGCAGAAGCTGAAGACCACGATATGATTACATATCAACAAACAGCCCTAAGGTCTAAGTTCACAGGTGGATATAGAGATATTACAAGAAGGTTTAGAAGAAAACTTAAATGAAAGTTTGGATAGATCAAGATTTATGCACAGGGGATGGACTGTGCCAAGAAATAGCACCTGATGTTTTTATAGGATTAGATGATGGTTTATTTTATGTCCAAGAAGTAGTAGGTCAGTTTGGAGAACTAAAAATTTTTAGTGAAGCTCATGGTAATGACCAAGGTGCTCAAGGTATGGCTAGAGTACCTAAAGGACAAGAAGAAATGGTTATTGAGGCTGCAGAAGAGTGTCCAGGCGAGTGCATATTCATTGAGTTATAATGGAGTATGGTAAATTTATACAATTTAGAGTGGGAATTACTTAAAAAAAGCAAAATTGCTGATAGATCCCCAAAATCTAATATTGATACACCTTCTACCTATATATATAGAGACGCTAAAACTAACAAATATAACAAATCCTAAATACTCAACTGCACTATTAACTGTGCTATACTTTACCTAGTAAACGACCTAAGGAGAGAACTTATGGCTGAAGATACACCAAAAGAGGCTCAACCTAAGACTGTACCTACAGATCAAGTACAGAATTTAGTTGACCAATACAATCAGTTAGTCGCTGAAAAGAACCAACTATTAGGCATAGTAAACGAAATGAAAATGCAAGTAGCTAATCATTCTGTTGAAATTGCTAGTAGGGATACAGAAATCAAAAGACTAAATGGTTTAATTCAACAATTAGTTGGTGGTAATCAACAACCTCAAGAAGAAGAATAAAATGGTTTCTAAACAGGGCGAGGGCGTGTCTTTTATGAAAGCACTAGAACAAGTACGAGACGCAACAAAAAATGTCTCTAAATCTAAAGTAGATGTTATCTTAAATGAATTACAAGAAACAAATACAGAAATGTATGAGGAACTTCGTGAAGCATTAGGAGATATTTCTTACTCTGCCTCCAATATAGCAAAAACTCTAAAAAACTTTGGGTTTGATATATCAGATTCTTCTGTTAAGAGGTGGAGGCAAATACACAATGGGTAAATTTTCTGACGACCTCAATAACCTGACTAAAAAGCAAAGAGATATAGACAATGCAAGAAAGGCCAAAAAAGAATACCCTACAGGTGTAACTTGGTCTGAAAAGTTAGGTAAAGGCGAAGCAAGTCTAAAAGCAAAAGGTAAACCAGATAAAAAGATTTGGGAAGCTCATTTGCGTGAGTGGGGTTTTGATCCTAATGAATTTGAAGTATTAAATAACACAGTCCAATATAGAGGTTGGGATACAAATATGGGTAATGGTCAGGTAGAGCGTATGCACTACTACAAAGCTGACATTGTAAAAAAAGGACAAAACCCATACTACGATCCAACAGACTTAATTAAATCTTTTTCTAAAAAGAAACCAAAGATAAATACTGAAAAAGGACAACAAGCATTTGTTATTGCTTTATCAGATTGGCAACTTGGAAAAGAAGATGGAGATGGCGTTGAGGGAGTTACAGAAAGAGTTCTTCTCGGTATAGAGCAGGCTAAAGCAAGGGTAAAAGCTTTGAGGAAACAAGGCGTAACATTTAATCAATGTGTTATAGCGTCCTTAGGGGATTTAGTCGAGGGGTGTGATGGGTTCTACGAAATGCAAACTTTCTCAGTACAGCTAAATCAACGAGATCAAATAATGCTAGGAACTAATCTTTTAATAAAAGTAATAGAAGGATTAGCACCATTATTTAGTGAAGTTGTTTGTGTAAATGTCGGAGGTAATCATGGAGAAAATCGTGGTAACAAGGGTAAAGCATTTACAGATTTTGCAGACAACTTTGATTTAGTTATAGCAGACAATGCAGCCAGAGTTGTAAAATCTAATCCTAACTTCAAGCATGTAAAGTTTGTTATACCTGAACAAGACTTAGATGTAACACTAGATGTTAATGGTAAAATAATATGTTTTGCTCATGGTCATCAATTTAGAACTGGTGCTGGTGGTGCTTCTATGAAAGCTTTTAAATGGTTAAAAAATCAATCACTAGCTAAATTACCTGCAGGAGACTGTGATATATTATTGTCTGCACATTTTCATCACGAAAGTATATTGTCTGAACATGGTGTTACACACATACAAGCACCTGCACTAGATGGTGGATCTCTTTGGGTTCAAAACACATTAGGACTAACAACACAACCAGGAATAACTACATTTACTGTAGATAGAAATGGTTTTGGTAATTATCAGGTATTAAGAAAGTAACTAATAAAACTTGATACAGAAATAATAATGCTATACTTCAAGTATGGAATTAGAAGTATTGAGATTTAGTTCTCAAAAAGATTCTACAAGTGGGCTATTATTTGATGTAACTGATGGTAAACGCTCCTTTCTTTGCTATACCATTGAAGACGAATATAGAGCCGAAAAAGTAATGCACGAAACCAGAATACCTGAAGGTAAGTATGTATTAACCCTCAGGAGCGAAGGTGGATTTCACTCTCGATATACAGCTAAATATGGTGCCGATTGGCATAAGGGTATGATCTATGTGAACAATGTTCCTGGATTTGAGTACATCTTATGGCATACTGGGAATACAGATGAGAGCACCAGTGGCTGTTTAATTCTGGGCGATTCTCAAACAAGTAATTTAGTACAAAGTGATGGGTTTGTGGGTTCAAGTGTTAATTCGTACAAAAAGGTTTATCCGATTGTTCGAGACGCAATACTTTCAGGCGAAACAGTAACTGTTGAATATATTGATTACGATTACATTGAAGGTAAAACACCTGTAGAAGAGAAATCATACATATACGATTTTTCTGGCGTTCCAGAGTTTCATGGTCCATTTATGGTAAAAAGTCCTATGCAAAAGCATGACGATATAAAGTTGTGGCAAAAAAGAGTTGGTATAGGTTCAGATGGATATTTTGGTAATGGAACAAAAGCAAAGGTAACAGAAGTACAAAGACAATTCGGCATACCAACAACAGGGGTGCTTGATCTTAACACTTGGAAATTTACTTTTGCAGATAAAAAAGAACGCTAGACAAACAGCACCATTCACAGGAAGAAAGTTTATATATACCTATCCCAATATGCGAGGAGACGATATTGCCTGTTGGCAAGATCAAGCAGGGGGTTTAGTTGTAGATGGGTATTATAAAAAGGAAGACGCTGAAAGATGCAAGCAGATACAATCTTTATCTAATTTAGATGTAGATGGTGTCGTAGGGGAACAAACCTGGAATGCAACTTTTGGCAGAGAGGAATAATGTACATTATGCCAGATTATATGAGAACTGCTTTAATTAGAGCAGGTCGTACTTTCGCCCAGACATTCGTAGCAGTGTTAGTGGCTAATCAAGCAGGAATGTTTGAAGCAGATACAATTATGGCTGCAGTTATAGCAGGAGCTTCTGCTGCGGTATCTGCAATTCAAAATGCGTTGGAAGACGCACCATTCCCATTTATGTCAAAAATCCCTAAAGGATAAGTAGATTTAAATAGGCTATAATTAAGAAAGTGGGTAGGCAAAAATGCTTGCCCACTTTTTTATATGCTAAAAAAATTCAACACATTACTTCGCTTGTTAGTGGTAGGCTTATTGATCTACCCATTTCCTATTGCAATAGCACAAGAAGTTACAGTCAATGAAGGATTTGATGATACTGAT